GGTCTTGTGCCGAGCAAGTCGGCAATGGCGTGCAGGGCTTCCTGCGAGGATTGGTTAATCATTTGTCCTCGCCCTCTAAATCTTCTGCGATGTGCGCCGCAAATGTACAAAACCACGCGGCCTTTCGGAAATCCTGCGCCGTCGGTGCGCCGTCTTTCTTGCCAGCACGGCCTAGGTACTTGAGCGCCGAGCCGTGACAGTAAGCCAGCGCGCCACGATCCTTGAGGATGGCGCGGATCACGTCGATCATTTCCGCGTCCACGCCGCCGATTCGCAACTGGTAGTGGCGTGGCGAATCTACCGGGTCGTGGGTTAGGTCTTGGAACATTTCGTCTTCGTCGGTGTACATTGGGTCGCCCATTATGCAGCCCTCTTTTTAAGACGCTCGTTCAAATCATGCAGCGCCCGCAGATGCAGGAACGCGGGCCATGCGTCGTCGTCCAGGCTTGGGTAGAAGTGGTGCCCGAAGTCGCCGTTTTCCTTGCTGAATCGCAGCAGATGATATCCGCCGTCGATCTTCAATCCCTTGCACTCCTCGTATGCCTTTGCATACGCGACCAACTGGATCAGATACTCTGGGTAAACTCCGCCCGATGTCTTGAAGTCGCCGAGCACCAAGCGACCATTCAGCCGCCCGATGAAGTCGAGCGTTCCGCCGTAGCGGTGCGTCTCGCTCAACACTGGCACCTCGCACTCGAGGATTTCCAATTGGGTGCCCTTGCACCAAAACTCAAAGGCGCTATATGCGCTGACGACTTGCGCGCGGAATGCTGCCTTGTCCAGCGTCTCGGCTTTCTCCATCACGGCGTCAAGATGCGCGGTCGGATCGTTACCCTTGACGAATGCCTCGCACATTTCGTGGACGCACGTCCCAATCTGCAAGGCATCGTTGCCTTCGTAAAGATTAGCCGGTGCGAACTGGCCCTTGCCTTCCAGGTTGCCGTGCGCGCGGCCTGTCTTATAGGCCCAGTTGATCAGCGCGCCGGGTCTGCCATCTTATATCCATATCGCGCGGTAGCCATCAGAAGGCCACCTCATCGTCAACGAACGCATCCGAAGCGGCTGGAGCAGGCGCTGCGGCTTTCGGCTTGTCGATGATGCGCGCGGCGATCTTGTCCTGCACCCACGCCGGAAGTTTGTCGAACACGTCCGGATCGGGAGTGTCCGTGCTGAACCACAACGCCTCACCCTCAATTGCTGGCGCGGCCATGCCTTTGGGCAGGGGCATGATCGACGTGAGGTTGGCGTAGGTCTTGTCACCCTTCGTGCTGTGCGTCACGTTGATGAATGCAGGCTTGCCGAGGACGGCGGTCAGATCAAACTTCTTCAACTCCTCCAACGTGAATGCACGGCCACGCCACGATTGCAGCAACTGGCGGAGCGTTGCCTTCTCATTGAGCGACAGGCCGACCGTGCGGCTGATCACTGCGGGCAGGCTGCGGGTCTCGCCTTCCTTCGTAAACTCCACGCGCTCGCTCGGAATCTGAAACCGCAGCAGCAGAGTGCGCTTGGGCGCGTACTGTCCGCCAGGTGAGGGCTGAACGCCGAGATCGACGACCATATCGCAGATTGCGGCATAGGCTCCGGCTTCGATGGGCTTGCGCTCGCGCTTCATGTACCAGTAGTCGGTCACGACTGCGCGGGCACGCGCGGCGGTGTACAGCGGATGATCCGAAAACAACACAACCCGACCACGCTCGAAGTAATCAGTCATTGAGTCGCTGTTGTTTACGTAAGCATCCGCAAAGATAAAGTGCAGAGAGTTGCAGTAGTCTTTGGCGTACAGCGTGACGCACTCGCGGCCGTCTGTGCGATTGTCTACAGAATAGGACACTCGTGCTTTGTGCGTGCCGTTCGTGACGTGGTACTTGTTGAACTTGACCATTTCTGACTCCTTCTTATCGCTTCTGGCCCGGCACCGCGCCGTCCATGTGTGTAGTAAAGCATGCAGGTTTCTGGGTGTCAAGCACTACTTGATAGAAAAGCAGCACTTGATACTTCTGTCCGCCCTGCGGTATGCTCGGCCGCGTATGCGTAAACAACCACACCAAAGTCCTAAGTCTGCCCTCCTTGCTGCGGTAGCAAAGGCTGGCGGACAGGCCGCGCTCGCGCGAAAACTCAAGATAAAACCGCAGGCTGTCCACCAGTGGGTCGAGGCTGGCCGCGTGCCGGTCATGCGGGTACTTGACATTGAGGCCGCTACGGGAGTACGGAGAAATGCCTTGAGGCCGGATATCTACCCATAGGTATTTTTATGATTACTGCACTGCCAACTTATTACGCAGGACACAAATTTCGATCGAGACTAGAGGCTCGTTGGGCTATGTTTTTTGATCTTCTTGAAATCAAATGGGAATACGAGCCGGAGGGCTACAAATTGTCAACTGGCGAATGCTATTTGCCAGACTTTTTTTGCCGAAATTTAATTCACACTGCAAAGAGTCAACTGGAATGTGGATTGAGGTGAAGCATATTGGCGGCTGTTTGGAAAAGCCAAAACAGTTTGCAATGGATCATTATATGTCTGACAAGCCTTGTGACATATTGCTTGCGATCGGACTTCCTTCTGAGGCTATTTTTAATGAACTTTCTACTGAAGATGATGGATTTGATATAGCCCTTCCAGGAATTCCATGTATTTTCAAGGAAAAATATTTACGCGGCGGAAGCAATGAGGATGAATACAGGCTTTATGTTTTCCCAGAATTGTCAGATGACGAAATCAGAAAAAACATGGATCACGCTTGCGGAACAAAAGTGGCTTACGCAGCAAGAACATCCAGCACACATAGGTTTGCGTAATGAATAAGCCAGAACTTTCTGCGATTGTGCCGGTAGAAAAAGTGCTCGACCTCGCCAAGCGTTACCCGGTATTCCCATGCCGTCGCCGTGATGAGAAAGACACCACCGGGCGCATCCAAAAGGCCAAGTCTCCGCTGACTCGTAACGGGTTCAAGGATGCGAGCCAAGATGAGGCGATGATTCGGCGATGGTGGGGCAACTACCCCGACGCGCTCGTGGGCGTGCCGACCGGATCGCGTACCAACCTAGCCGTGCTCGACTTCGACGCGCGGGTGGCAGACGACCAGGCGCAAGACTGGCTATCCGAAAACCAGTCGATCCTTACGGCCACGCGGGTGCATCAGACCGGCGGCGGAAGCGGTGGGCGGCATTACTTGTTCCAGACGCCCGCAGGGGTGAAGATTCGAGGCGGGGCCAGCGTGACGCTCGGCAAGGTGCGTCGGGGCGGGCTGGACATTCGAGCGGAAGGCGGCTACGTCATTTGGTGGCCGCTGCATTTTGGGCAGTCTGGCCCGCTGGCTGACATTGCCACGCTGCCCGCTGGGTTGATCGACGAGCGGCGCATGGACTTGGAGTTGCCGTCGGAGGTGGCCGCGAAACTGCCGCCGCGACTCGGCACTAGCCAAGACTTCCAGCGCGATCTGCCGCGCGTCACGGATGCGCTGGCGCATATCGACCCAGAGCAATACGACGCATGGTTGATGGTCGGCATGGCGCTGCACCACGCGAGCGGCGGCGCTGACGATGGACTGGAACTCTGGGATGCGTGGGCAAGCGGCCGCACAACTACGCAGGGCGGGCCGACATCGAGCACCGATGGCAGTCGTTCCACCTCGACCGGGCGGGCGGCGTGACGCTCGGTAGCGTATTCAGCGCAGCGAAGGCGGGCGGGTATGTCCACGTGTCCGAAGCCGTGCGGCTGGGGCCACCACCACGCGAAGAAGGCGAGCCGGACTGGTCGGACGTGCCCGAGGCTCAAGGGCTTGAGAGGACATCGGAACCGGCCACCGAACCGGCCACACGGCCCACGGGAAGGGGCGCGCGGCGGTTGGTGCTGCGGCCAGTGTCCGAGATTGTGTCGGAGCGTCGCGAGTCGGTATGGCTGATTCACAACGTCATCGAGGCCAACGTGCTGGCCGTGCTGGCTGGCCCACGCGCATCGTTCAAGTCGTTCGTGGCGCTCGATTGGTCGATGCGGATTGCGGCGGCTGGTAATCCCGTGGTCATCCTGTCCGGTGAGGGCGCGGGCCTCGGTCGGCGTGTTGAGGCATGGATGATGACCCACGGCCACGGCAAGACGCTGGACGATCTGCAACTGCTGGCGCTCGAGTCGGTCGCCAACCTTAACGCTGATGAGGAGATGGCCGACCTACAGGCGGCGGTCGACGAGGTGGGCATTCGACCAGCGTTGATCGTGGTGGACACCTTCAGCAAGTTTTCCGCCGGGCTTGATGAGAACAGCAACCAAGAAGTTGCCGAGTATCTGTCCAAGTTGACCATCGGGCTGCGCGAGCGGTACACGTCCACCGTGCTGCTCGTGGCGCACTCAGGTCACGGGGACGCCAAGAGGCCGCGCGGTGCGTCGGCGTTGATGGCTAACCCCGATGCAGAGTACATAATCGAGCGGCCGAACCCTACGGCTATGAATGTGGCGATCAGCCGGGAACGATTCAAGGATACGGCCAGCATGGCACCTCTGGGCTACGAGGCGGTTGAGGTGGAATTGGGACGGATCGACCGATACGGCGAGCCGGTGAAGTCGCTTGTGATGAAGGAGGCGCAGGCCGTGGTGGCGACCAAGCGGATAGAGCCGCATGGCAAGGTGCAGCGGTTGATCCTGGCGGCACTACGGGCGCGTCAAAAGGAATCTGAGACGCAGTTGGTTTGGACGATGGCTGACATCCGACAGGTCGGCAAGGAGTGCGGGCAGAGCAAGCAATCGGTGCATAAGGCGGTTGAGGCCATGGCAATGAGTCCGTTTCTGACCGGCACGGTGGGCGGGTTTAGGCTGTCAGAGGAGAGGTTAGC